CTCCTATCGCTATTGCTGTCCGTTTTCGGGCCGAGTGATACCTGTGTCGCCTTCTTCCTCAGTGTCTTTGATTTCCTCTGTCTTCTGCGCCTGCCCTGCCTGAGACGCAGTTCCGCGCGTGACAAAGAGGATCGGCTGATCCATCCACTCCTCGTACTCTTCCTGCCCCGGTTTCGGGTAAGCCGGAAGGTCAAGCTGCAACACGCGGTTGCCAAGCTCATTCGCCATACGAGGAGTAATCGCACCCATCGTGTTCAGCGCCGTGAGGGCTTTGACGATGCTGTCGCCGTTGGACATCATCGGAACACTGCTGGCGAGCCGACAAGTACGCAACCCAAGGCCAAGCTCGCCGCTTACCAGCCTCTTGTTGTAAACCTCATCAAAGACGTTGCGAAGAGGAAGGTAAACCTGCGTCTCCGCGATGAAGGCAGATACGTTGGCGGTCGCGAAGGTTACGTCCTGCGAGAGACCGACCGCGACAGGAGGAAGGCGGAAAGACGAACGGACCTTCGCTTGGTTCGCATCATCGTACTGGCTGAACAGACCATCGCTCTGACGCGCGTCGGTGAGCTTGTCAATCTTCAGGGTGACGGTGCTTCCTTTCTCGTCCAACCCCTCCCGCTCGGCCACGGCTTCGATGAGGATCATCTTGTTCTGACGATCCACACCTATGCCTTGCTTGAGCAGGATGTCCTTCAGTTCCTTGTACGATTGGCTAGTAAGACGCCCCCCGGCGACCGACAGGATCATGGGAGGGATGGTGTTGTCTTCGAAGTACCGGAGGTTGCACTCCTCCGCTTCCCGGCTCCCCAGAATCGACGGAAGCTGATTGATCCAGCGCGGAACGCCATACGGATCGTTTGAGTTCTGACGGACATGGATGACTTCGGTAGCGCGAATGGCGACAGGGCAGGTACCGTACTCGCCAGTCTCCATGTTCAGAACGCGCTGGTCCCCGAACTCCCGGAAGTACCGCGTCTTGCCGTTGACGATCTGCACGAAGCGACGAAACGTACGATATTCCTGTACGGTGGTGGTGCGCCGCCCGCGTGAAACCTCGTACTCAACAAGCTCTGGCTCTTGGTCTTTCGGGAGCAGCCGAGTGCTGAAGGCGGGCATGTGCCGCAGAAGCGAAATGCGACCCTTACGGTCGCGGATCGCCTCAAGAAAGCAGTAGCCGTAAGTCTCGTAGTCGTCAACCGCCTTGGTGTGTACCGAAGTCAGCGACTCTTCCGAGTTACAGGCGTCGATGAATGACTGAAGCTCTTCCCGCTCGGCGTCGTCTACCTCCACTGCGCGATCTGTAGGGGCAACCTCAAACCCCACCATACCGACGTTCGTGACCATAGCCGCGATACATTGCTTGAGCATATTGCTACGCTCAACACATTGGGCTAGAAACTGAGGGTTATACGGAGGAAGAAGTGCTGCCTTGCCTATACCGGTGGTGGTAAAAGCGTCTTCTTCAGTGATCTGGCGACTGGTGTCCGCGCGTTTCGTGCTACCAATCGTGAAAGACCGAACACTGATGTTTCGCTGGCGGACGCGATGGATTCGTTTGACAGTCATTAGCTCTCCTGCTTACCGTGGTAGACGTAGCCTTTCTGTATCAGAACATCGTTGATGTTGACCAAGGCATCGTCTTTCATCACGTAGAGGGTAACCATCCACCCGCCTTTGCCGTGTGAGTGTAGGTCGATTGAACACTTGTTTTTCAGTACAAGACCTTTCATGAAGTCTCGTACCTCTCCCGCCTCTGTGTCCTTCAAAGCGCGAAACGCGCTCGGCGTATCCACGCCTTTGAGGCGTGCGCGAACGCGTTTATACAATCCGTCCACGCCGAGATTCACTAAAAGGATAAGGTCATCCCCTGAGTGAACCTCCTCTACTTCTACTTCGTATCTCTTGTGGTTGTTTATCATACGCGTTCCGCTGCAAAAACGCTACACCAAATCGGATGAGCGAGTATAGCAACAAAACCCCGGACTGATAAACAGGCCGAGTGTATGAAATCGATTTCAATCGCGAATGGCTTTAGAAACCCAAGCAGGACGCGTTGGGGACTCCCAAAGTAGGGTGCCGCGAAGCTCCCGGAGGTAGAAGGCGAAGACCCTCCACGACTTCCGTCCGGGCATGTGCAGTACTTTGAGATAGGCGGGGGCTGAAGGCATAAGGCCGTGAGGCAGCGCTTTGCCTACGGCGTCTACAAAACTCTCATCAAAGTTGACATACGCGTAGCCTGTACCCTCCCAATCGGCCACGTGTACTACCCCGCTGAGTAGCGGGTGCTTCTTCGGCTTCCTAGCCGCTCGCAGCTTGTACTTCTTTAGCTCTTTCATGGCTAGGCAAGACTGATCGCTATGGCGACTCGCGCCTCGTCCTTGACCCTAACGTCCACGACGCCGGAAATCTGCCATGCAGCCTCCGCGACGGAGACCGGATCGGTATCCGATGGAGGGACAACGACAAACCGAATGTCCTTCTGCCAGTTGTGCTTGCTGTCTACGGCCCATGCCGGGGATTCGTACCCACGAACGATAGAAAGCCTTCTAAGCCCTGTTCGTAGTAGGAGACTATCGTAGACATCCCCCGCCCTATGAAACTTGCCTACAGCTCTCTGTGAAGGCTTGTTGGCATACCCCTCGGCTACCGCAATGTCCGAGTAGAGGAAGTCGGTCAAAACAGTGTACTTGCTGGTTCTGATGTGATGCAACTGCCTGCGTCCGCCCCCATGGTAGGTAGGGTACCCCGCGCCCTCCCAAGGCTCATGCAGGGTAAGGCTCGCTTTCTGGTTTAGGCGGAACCCTCGCGTGTTTGAGTACGTGATGAACTTCGGCTTGCGCTCACCTATGTACCTGTTTTCGTAGAGGGCGTGCCTGCACTTCCCGGAACAAACCTCGGCATCCCGCGATGCAACACAGATGTACGGAGACTCCGAGTACGTTATGACGCGAGATACCGGAAGGTGTTCATCGATCCAAAACGCACTATGGATTGGCGCATGCCCCTCATAGATGGCGTCATGCAGAACGATGTCGCATGCGGCCCCATGGTCCCATCGATGGTAGGACGGTTTGTTGGGGTCTTGGTACTTGACGATCTTCTTCGACAGGTCGGGGCTGATGTAGCCGTACGAGACCGACAGTCCGGAGGTCTTCAGTATTGGCTCAAGTACCTTCTGACTGAGTGTTTCGCCTTCTCTTAGCTTCTGTCCCTGAAAGTCCACGAAGACGTTTGGATAGCCGTGGGTGTATACCGAGTCACACCCCATGAAGTCCGACAACAGGAAGTGCTTAGACAGCCGAACTCTTGAAGGCGCGACGGATTGCCCGTCTACGAAGGTTTGCAAAGTTCACCCCTACCTGTACGTAAAGCATCTCTATCGTGCCGTTGTTGTGGATCACATCGTCCGCCATCGTAATGTCGATGCTGTTCTCGGACGCATGCGTATCGTTGTTCTCCCCCGGTCGATGTATCCACCAAACGGCACCGCCGACCAACGAACGAAAGAACTCAATCTCGTTTGGAAATCGTACATCCGGCACGACAATAAGGGAAGAACCAGCGTCCTGTAGTCTCCGAATCTTCCTGTCCGCAAGCTTGACCCAGATATCTCGGTCGATGATCTGACGCCCCCATTCTGTACCCAAGGTCTGCCACAGGACGCGAGGCGTGTAGCCCAAGACCTTTTCGACAGGACGCTCCTTGTTTTCCCGCTGTTCAAGGAACGCGGGATCAACTTCGAACATCGCGGCGATTGCCGCCTTAAGAGGGTCACCAAAGGCTACCCTCGTAAAGCCATACATCGAAATAAGGTGCGCGGCGACGGTATCCTTGCCTGCGCCCTTCAAACCAGCGAGACCGATGACGGTTGGCAAGACAGGGGCAATCGGGTCCATGGCTCTAGTTCAGGTTGACGACGCGAGAGGGAACACCGCCGGGGAGACTGCTGTGCTTGGAGCAGAACTCTTCCGGCTTGACGGGCGGGTGGAACGATACAGGCTGCGGCTGGACGCCTTGAATGCCCTGCGCCATGAGTAGCTGCACAGAGGGAGGATCGAAGTGACAATGGCGGTCTTCGTGCCAGTCGCAGTTGGAACATGTGAACTGTCGCATGGTGGCTCCGTAGAAAGAAAAACGCCCCCCGCTCTTCCGTACGGGGGGCGCAACAGACGACGCTACAGCCTGTAGGCTAGAGCGCTGCCTGTTTAAGGGATTTGGCGAAGGTAAACTTCGGCACCGTCTTCGGCGGGATCGTGATCGACTCGCCGGTCGCCGGATTGCGTCCTTGACGCTCAGGGCGATGCTTGACCTCCAGCTTGCCAAAGTCCTTGATGATGACTGCCTTGCCGTCGAGGAAGGCAGAAGTCATCTGGCTGAACGTCGCTTCGACAACCTTGTCGATGGTCCCCCGCGACACAAGAGGAAGCTTGTGCGAGAGGTCTTCTCCAAGTTGCTTCAGCGTGTACTTCTCGGCTTTGGCGGGAGCCGCCGCTTTGGCGGTGGCGGTTTTCTTCGGTGCCGACTTCTTCACCGGGGCAGTCTTCGTCGGAGCAGCTTTCGTCATGGGTTCACCTTTCCTTTGAAATTGATTTCATCCCTTACCAAACGGGACAGCGCAAGTCTACATTCATTGGAAACAACATGCAAGCCCTAATGTAGCGGTCCCTTTGGCTTTTCTGCAACAGCTTGGGCTAGAACGTCGTCTGCAACGCGCGTTACATACGCCTCTATTAACCTCGCCCCTATCTCCTTGGTGAGTTCTTCCTCAGAGACGAGACTGAAGGTGACGCCCATCTTGCTCTGCCCTTCATAGACCATGATCCTGAGCATCCGGTCCGCCAGCTTCTTGATGTCTCCTTCCTCTGGAGCCTCACGCATGGCGTACATGAAGGCATGCATGATGAACGCGGCGTTTGCCATGATCGGCAGAACGGGGTTCAGCTTCGCGCGTTCGATCAGTTCATCGAAGAACGTGTACATGTCCTCCCAAGAGTTGATCCTGTCGAGGACAGTTTCGCGCATGTAGGCGTACTGCTCGTCTAGTGTCATGTCAGGCATCCTTGACTGAAGTGTGCTGGTTGACCTTGGTGAGGATCAACTTCGTCACGGCGTCCGCCAACCGGTTGACCTCGACAGTCTGGTCAACGCCGGGAGACTTCGGATGGTAGATGACTAGAGGCAACGCCGACGCCACCTTGGGTGGCTCAGCGCGAAAGCCCGATTCTCTGGCAAGCGTAGCCACTTCGTTGAACGAGAACGTGACAGACGGCCGTTGTAGTGACGAAGCGAGCGCCAGCGTGACTTGCTTGGAAACGTCTTCGATGCTGTCGTCGCTTAGGATGTGGTTGCCGCTCGCGTCACGCCCGTACGAAGACAACTTGTCGAGTAGAACGCGATGCAGCAAGTCGGCAAACATGAGCTACCTCCTAGTTTGTGGGCCTAAACCCGGATGAATTCGTTTTCAATCCGCTCGTAGCGTTCGTCCCCCGGCATCTGTTTGTTCTTCAGCAAGGCGCAAACA